ATTAACCTTACCAGATTTAACCTGGTGTATGGTTGCAGTTTCCGTTACCAGCACAGCAGCAACAGCATATCTGTGTCAATCCAGTGGAATCACCTCTGCCACCAATACTGTATCTCATGCCAGCACCACCCTGGACGATATAAAAATTGGTCAAGATGATCTTGGTGGTAGATTTTTCAATGGAAACATAGCGATAGCTCAACTTTATAATATAGCTCTATCGGCAGAACAAGTTGCACAAAATTTTGCAGCAGACCGAGCAAGATTCGGCGTATAAAAGCATAACATTTGTAAGGTCAATATAAAGCAATAAGTACAGTATGACCATATTATACGCCTTAATACTCACACACATCACTATTGTGTGTGTCACATTGTATCTACATCGCAGTCAAGCACACAGAGGGGTACAATTCCATCCTGTAGTGGCTCATTTCATGCGAGCCTGGTTATGGCTCACAACTGGCATGGTTACTCGACAATGGGTAGCCATACATCGCAAGCATCATAGATTCAGTGACGAGCCCGGCGATCCGCATACACCTCATGTGTACGGTATTGGGCGTGTGCTATTCGGAGGTGCCATGTTGTATCATGCTGCTAGCAAAGATAAACAAATGATTGAACAGTATGGTGCTGGCACACCGGATGACTGGATCGAACGTAAACTATATACTCCGCACAGCCGCCTTGGTATTTTTTCAATGCTAGCAATAGATTTGGCATTGTTTGGTTTTTGGGGATTCTTAGTCTGGGGTGTACAAATGATTTGGATTCCATTTTTTGCAGCAGGAGTTATTAACGGTCTTGGGCATTGGTGGGGTTATCGCAATGGTGAAACCCGGGATCGCAGCACAAACATTTCTCCAATTGGGATATTAGTTGGTGGTGAAGAATTACACAACAATCATCATTTAGATCCAGCTAATCCACAATTGAGTCGTCGTTGGTTTGAATTTGATATTGGTTGGCTTTACATCAAAATTTTGACTTCATTGCGTTTGGCTAAACTTAAAGTTTAGTATATAATAACAGGATGTTAGACTCTATCCAGCAATCAGTATTACAATTGTTGCCTGCCCGCAAAAAAACGGGCCAGAACGGCTGGACAAGTTTTAACGCACCTTGTTGTGTTCATAATGGCGAAACTGCCGACACTAGAGGTAGAGGTGGCATAAAAACCAATGCAGGCGCCGTAAGTTATCATTGTTTCAATTGTGGATTCAAAGCCAGTTTTGTTCCCGGCAGGCATTTAACATTCAAGTTTAGAAAACTATTGTCTTGGTTAGGCGCAGATGATCTAACTGTACGCCGACTGGTCATTGATGCAGTTCGATTACGAGAATTAGTTGCACCCGAACAACTCGGACCGGAACCTGAACAAGAGATTGCGTATGAAGCTAGAACATTACCTGAGCAAGCACGAAATGTAGTTGAACTGGCTAATTTTTACAGCATCGGTGACTACAACACAGTGCCTGCTGAATTATTTGCCAGTATAGAATATGTACATCGTAGATCGATTGATCCCAATCGGTACAATTTTTTCTGGACCCCAGAAGAAGCATACAACTTGCATCGCAGAATCATAATACCATATTATTATAAAAAAGAAATAGTAGGTTACACTGCTAGAGCAATTGCAGATGGAATAAAGCCCAAGTATTGGAGCAATCATCCTGCTGACTTTGTGTTTAACTTAGACATGCAACGGCCTGATAGTAAATTTGTCATAGTATGTGAAGGACCATTTGATGCTATGAGCATTGATGGTATTGCAGTTAGTGGCTCAGAAATATCTGACACACAGATTGAACAAATAGATAGATTACAGCGTGAAGTCGTTGTGGTCCCTGATACAGATCGTGCCGGGCGCAAATTAGTCGATCGTGCTATAGAAGCAGGCTGGACTGTGAGTTTTCCTGTGTGGCAGGAAACATGCAAAGATATAAATGATGCTGTGATAAAATATGGCAAGTTATTTGTTTTAAAAAGCATACTAGCAGCTCGTGAAACTAGTAGACTTAAAATTGAATTAAAAAAGAAAAAATTATATGCGTAATGACGTATTACAGATTGAAACTACATCCAGATGTACACTAAAATGTCCTGCTTGTTCTAGAACAGTATTAGCCAAATATTCTAAAAAACCAATAACACACTATGATATAGATCCTGATATATTATTTAATTTTCTTGATTGTGAAACCGGAAATAAAATAAAAGTTTTAAGTTTGTGCGGGGATTGCGGAGATAGCATATATTATCCTAGACTATTTGATTTAATAGAAAAATTTAGATCTAAAGTTGCTTTTGAAATTAGAACCAACGGCAGTTACCAAACAGAAAAATTTTGGAAAAAATTATGTTCAATTCTTGGTAAAGATGATGCCATTATTTTTGGAATTGACGGTCTCGAAGACACTAATCATTTGTATAGAGTTAACAGTGATTGGCAATCTATAATGATGGCTGTTGATATAGTAGCAGCATCAGATGTTAAACTTGTTTGGGAAACCAATGTGTTTAGTTTTAATTACAACAGACTAGAAGAAATTAAAAGTTTTGCAGAAAGCAAAGGAGCAACATTTACAGCATCAAAGACTCATAGATTTGGCGATAATAAACTCATACCGCCACAAAATTATGTTGATGTAGAGTCTATATTTCAAAGTAAATATAAGGAAGTTAAAGATTTAACTATTGATCCTGATTGTGTTAACATGCACAGAACCACTATTTGTGCTCAACATTATTTTTATCCTTGTGGTTGGATACGATTCCCAGAAGTTTACTACAAAACAAAACATTACAAGAATCGTGAACATTGGAGCATAATTGGAACAACATTAGACGATATGATCAACATTAATCTAAAAAATTGGGTACAAGAAATCCATAAAGATTATTCAAAATGCGACGATATTTGCAAAATGAGATGTAAAGTCAATCAACCAAAACAAATTTATGTTGACACATGAATATTTTAATTACAGAGCCAGGAAGTAAATGAAAAATTACACCGCAGATATACAAAAATTATTCTTGGAAATGATGCTGCAAGACGCAGAGACATACGTGCGTGTGCAAAACATTTACAATGCAGACAATTTTGATCGCAGTCTGAGAGAAGCAGCTAGATTTATCAAGAAGCACAGCGACGATCACAAAACGCTGCCCACTCGAGAACAAATACAGGCCGCTACCAGTATAGAACTTAGAGAAGTTCCTGATCTGAGAGAAGGTCACTATGATTGGTTCTTGGCAGAGTTTGAAGGATTTAGTCGCAAACAAGAACTAGAGCGAGCAATTCTCAAAGCAGCAGACATGATCGAACAGGGCGATTTTGATCCTGTTGAAAAATTGATCAAAGATGCTGTGCAAATAAGTCTTACCAAAGACATGGGTACGGATTATTTTGAAGATCCTAGAGCCAGATTAATGAAGATTAAATCTAACAACGGGCAAGTGAGCACAGGTTGGCCTACTATGGATCAAAGATTGTTTGGCGGTATGAATCGCGGCGAACTCAATATCTTTGCTGGTGGATCAGGTTCAGGTAAAAGTTTGTTTATGCAGAATATTGCAATTAACTGGATCACAGCAGGATTAAATGGTGTGTTCCTTACACTGGAGCTCAGTGAAGAATTGTGTGCCATGCGTATGGATGCTATGGTGGCCAATTGCAGCACAAAAGAAATCTTCCGAGACTTAGACACATTAGAAATGAAGATACGCATGGTAGGCAAAAAGTCAGGCAAGTTGCGTATCAAATACATGCCAGCACAAAGCAATGTGAATCATATTCGTGCCTATCTCAAAGAACTAGAAATACAGACAGGTCAAAAGACAGATTTTATCATGGTTGACTATTTGGATCTTGTTATGCCAGTAAGTGCCAAAGTTAGCCCTAGCGACTTGTTTGTAAAAGACAAATATGTATCTGAAGAACTTAGAAACTTGGCAAGAGAATTCAACATACTGATGATTACTGCATCGCAGTTGAATCGTAGCGCAGTAGAAGAAATTGAATTTGACCACAGTCACATCTCGGGCGGTATCAGTAAAATTAACACAGCAGATAATGTGTTTGGCATTTTTACAAGTAGAGCCATGCGCGAGCGCGGTAGATATCAAATACAGTTGATGAAAACTCGCAGTAGCAGTGGTGTAGGACAAAAAGTAGATCTTGAGTTCAATATTGAAAGTCTGCGTATTACTGATCCAGGCGAGGATGCACAGAGCGAAAATGGTGGTCAAGGATTCCGTTCTAGCGGTCAGATCATGGATCAAATCAAGGCATCAACTACCACTAGCACACCAATGATCGCAGCAAAACCTAAGCCTGGATTTGAGCTTGGAAAATCTGTACAAGCCAATGTTGACAGTACAAAATTAAAACAAATGCTTGCAAGTCTAAAAACTAAAACCGAATAAATATCAAATAACGGAGTAGATTTTGCAAAAGCGCACCCGTAGCATCTTAGATGAACTAGCTCACATGCCCGTAAGTAAAGATCGGGAGAATCTTGTTGAAAGTCGCGCCGGACATGTTATACAGGGTGCTATCAATTTGATAAACTACATTAAAGAAAATTACGATGCCGAACAAGCAGCAGAATTAGAGCGTAGATTACTTAACAGTATTCGTGCGCAGGATCCTGCAAAATTTGCTCGTGGTGTAAGGAGATTTCGCGGTGAAAATTAAAGATATAATAAATGAACAAGGATTCGGATCCGGGTTTGTCAAAGGTTTAATAGGTGGACTCAAACCCAAAGCTTTTCAGGATATTGAACAACCTAGTAATACCAGTGGACTTTCAGATAAAGAAGCACAAGCACGAGCCTATAAAGCATTTGGAGACTTACCAGGAGATGAAGGAGAAGAAGCTTACAAAACTCCAGAACAAAGGAAACGGTCAACAGCAGCTCAAAAAGAAAAGGCAGAATTGACACAAAAAATAGCACAAAGCAAAAAATTAAAGAAAGACTTAGGCTTGGCTGCTAGAGCAGCCATAATGCAACCGCAAACTCAACAGGCATCAAGTGATTATGACTCTAATGTTCCCCCACAAGGACAGCGTTTGGCAGTTAGTAATCCACAAGGCAATGCCAAATTTTACAAATACCCAGATGGTAGATGGACTGATGAATTTGGTACCGTTATGCCTAGTAGCTCACATGAAGCTTTAGAAAGATTTGCTGATGCAGCTGGTCAAATCGAACCAGTGACTGTAAAAGGTACAACTGGTTTTAAACTAAAGGGAGCAAGACGTGCAAAATAGGTTACTAGAAGGAGGAAATATATTCAAAACTCTTTCAGGAGAATCGTTGACACAGCGTATCAACCGTGATGATGTGCCTACCACTATAGAATGGATAGAATCAAAAACAAATATAAAGTTTCCTATGGAAACTTGGTTAGGCACCACAGGCCGTAAAAGTTCATCGGGCGACTTGGATCTAGCTGTAGACGAAACAAAAACAACCAAAGAAGACTTGATCAAAGTTTTACTGACTGCTGGTGTTGATGCCAAGGATATCAAAAAATCTGGAGACAGTGTACATGTACGAGCACCTATAGCAGGTGATCCCAAAAACGGCTTTGTTCAAGCAGACTTGATGTTTGGTGATCCTGGATGGCAAGCGTTTAGTATGTCAGGTGCACCAGAAGAAAGTAAACTCACCGGTATGAGCCGTCATGTTATTTTGGCCAGTATTGTGTCTGTACTGCACCCAGGACTGAAATGGAGTTATAAACATGGTCTGGTTGATCGTGTGACTAATACTACAGTACCTGATGGCAAAAGTTCAAAGAAATTAAGTGACATTACTGGTATTCCTGTAGGCAAACTAAACACCGCAGATGATATACTGGATGCTATTGCCAAAAGACCCAACTACGATCAATTGATCGCTGCTGCAAGAGAAACACTGGCCAAGAGTGATATTGAATTGCCCGAAGCAGCACCTACACCAGGCACCGCTGCTTGGTTTAGAAACTATTCAGATAAAGTTGCCTAATGTTATTAGAATTTATTACTACACTTACAGAAGGTATTAGAACACCACATCCGGAAGATTTTATTCTTAACGGCAGTCAAGCGGCCATGGATGCTATCGATGGTATGTTATCGGCAGTATCTAATCCAAATCTAGTTAGTATTAAATGGGATGGTAGTCCAGCCATTATCTTTGGTCGCAGACCAGCAGATGGTTTGTTTACCATGAACTACAAAGAGTACATAGGCATGCCCGGTGGCCAGGTAACTTCGGCCCAAGACTTGGTAAACTTCTTTACGCAGAATCAAAAAAACATGGATGTAGGACAAAAACTAGCTGCCATGTTCGATAGTGTGGCTTCAATAGTACCCAACAATTTTCAAGGATTTGTGCAAGGTGATGTAATGTGGACTTCACCTGTACCAGAAGAGCAAAGTTATTTTGTTTTTCAGGCCAATCCCTATGGTGTAACTTATCGTGTAAAATCAAATAGTGCTGTTGGTAAAGAAATTAAAGGAAGACCGTTTGGCTTAGCTGTACATACCTATGGCACAGATGTTGAAAAAACCAGCAAAGGCACAGAAATACAGAACAAAACATCATTGCAAGGCTTGGGTGGTTTGGAGGGTACCAATCAAAACATTACCATATTAACAGGTAACATGGGTACTAAGTTTAGGTTGAAAGAGCCAGTACAGCAGACACGAGCAGCTAGAGCTGCGGTGCAAAATTTTGCATCTGTAAACGGCGATGCATTTCTGGGTAGTCTTACACAATCAACCGTGTCTAAACTACAGACCTATTATAATAGAAAATATACAGGACAGGCAGTTGATGCCAATTGGTTACAAAACAATTTAACAGCACCACAGCTTAAGTTAGTAGCAGCAGAAGAAAATAGACCTATCATGGAGGCCATGGACACCGCTTATGTGGCAATATATACCCTTAAACTGGCTATTTTGCAACAATTAGAACCTCAAGTTGGCGGTGTAGAGCAATATGTAGGCGATGTGCCCAAAGGTGAAGGGTTTGTGATTAACACACCCAGCGGATTTATCAAACTAGTAAATCGCGGAGTATTTTCTACTGCAAACGTACAAGGAAGATTGTAGTTTTTACTAAACCTGCATAAAT